TAAGAAGATTTAATAATATTAATTCATATTTAAATGAACAAGATGCTCCACCACCACCGCCAGTAGATCCTGCGGCACCTGCACCACCTGCTGATCCTGCGGCACCTGCACCACCTGCTGATCCAGCATCCCCTGCACCACCGGCAGATGGGGCAATTCCTGAACCTATAGATGTTGAAAACGATCCTGATGTTGAAGAAGTTGGTGATGATAAAGGTGACGATAATACCTCAGAAGAGATTGATATTACAGATTTGGTTACGGCACAACAAGAGATTAAAACCAAACAAGACGAATTTATGGATGGTATTTTTAGTAAGTTAGATGATTTAGAGTCAAAACTATCCCATATGGATGATATTATGGATAAAATAAATTCATTAGAAACTAAATTCGACAAGTACAGACAAAAAACCCCTGAAGAAAAGTTAATGTTAAGATCTTTAGATTCTTATCCTTATAACCAAAAATTGACAGATTTCTTTGATGATAAAAAAGATGAGATGGAGGAGACAGGTAAAAATGAATATATCCTAACATCTGACGATGTTGAGAATATATCACCAAACGAGATTAAAAAAACGTTTAATAATTACCAAGAAGAAGAATAAAAATAAAGATATAAGAAGTGTGAAGGGTTCAAGTATTTGAACCCTTTTTTATTTGACATTTTAGAAAAATCACTTATAATTGTTATAGATAAAAGAGTATAAATTAAAAACAAAAATCTATGGCAAATTCAATTGATGCAGTACTAGCACAGTACGAAAAGAACTCAACACCGAGTTCACAAAAACAAAACATTTCACAAGAAGACAGATTGAAAAGATACTTTTCAGCCATTCTTCAAAAGAATGAGAAATCCGCACAACGTAGAGTTCGTATCCTACCTACAAAAGATGGTTCATCACCATTTGTTGAAGTATGGTATCACGAAATACAAGTTAACGGACAATGGGTAAAGTTGTACGACCCTGAAAAAAATGACAACGAGCGTTCCCCACTTACAGAAGTTTATAATGAACTTATGGCTACAGGGAAAAAAGAAGATAAAGATTTGGCATCCCAATATCGTTCACGTTTATTTTACATTGTAAAAGTTGTTGATCGTGATAACGAACAAGACGGAGTTAAGTTTTGGAGATTCAAACACAACTACAAACAAGAAGGTGTATTGGACAAAATTCTTCCTATTTGGAAAGCAAAAGGTGACTTAACTGATTCTGAAAAAGGACGTGATTTAATTATTGAACTAATCAAAGCAAAAACACCACAAGGTAAAGAATATACAGTAGTTCAAACTATTATGTATGATGATCCTGCACCTATCCACACTGATAGTGAAATTATGGATGGTTGGATGACTGATGAACTTACTTGGAAAGATGTTTACGCTAAAAAACCTGTTGAATATTTAGAGGCGGTAGCTGTAGGAGAAACACCAATGTGGAGTTCCGAACTTAAAAAATATGTTTACGGTGAAGAAACTGAGATTTCTCTTGGTGGAGGAACCGAAACAAAAGTGGAAACACCAATCGTTGACCCACAAGCAAATGATGAGGTAGACGAGGATTTACCATTCTAATAATATCCTATAAAGATAGGTAGTGATTGACAAAGTCACTACCTTTTTTAACTTTTAAAAAAACAAACAAATATATGGCAATTAAAAAAACCGACTTCGGTTCATTAAAAAAGAAATTTTCTACGTCTGCAAAATATAAACCACAAAGATTTTTTGATCTTGGGGAACCATTTTTGGACGCAGTTGGATTACCAGGTCCGGCGATGGGGCATATTAATATGTTCTTGGGACATTCTGATACTGGTAAGACAACTGCCTTAGTTAAAACCGCAGTAGATGCACAAAAGAAAGGTATTCTTCCTGTGTTCATTATTACAGAACAAAAATGGAGTTTTGAACATGCAAAACTTATGGGGTTTGAATGTGAAGAAGTAGTTGATGAAGAGACAGGAGAATTAGATTGGGACGGGTTTTACATATTCAATAATAATTTTAGTTATATAGAGCAAATTACCGATTACATTAATTCTTTATTAGATGCACAAGAAAAAGGAGAATTAGATTATAGTTTATGTTTTATGTGGGATTCAGTTGGTTCTGTTCCTTGTAAAATGACTTTTGAAGGTAAAGGGGGTAAACAACATAACGCGTCTACTTTAGCTGACAAAATTGGTATGGGTATTAACCAACGTATTTCAGGATCACGTAAATCAGACTCTAAATACGAAAACACCCTAATCATTGTTAATCAGCCTTGGGTTGAATTACCTGATAATCCTTTTGGACAACCTAAGATTAAAGCAAAAGGTGGTGAAGCTATTTGGTTAAACTCATCATTGGTATTCTTGTTTGGAAATCAAAAGGGGGCAGGAACAACTAAAATTACAGCAACCAAAGACAAACGAACAATCAAATTCGCATCAAGAACAAAGGTATCAGTTATGAAAAACCACATCAACGGACTTGGATTTGAAGATGGGAAAATAATTATAACACCACACGGATTTTTACCTGGAAAAGAGGCAACTGAAGAGAAAGCATCAATTGAACAATACAAAAAAGAATACGCTGAGTATTGGAAAGAAATTATCGGAGTTGATGGTGATTTTGATTTGAAAACAGAAAAAGAAGAAGTATAGTAAGAACCCTGTAATAATACAGAAATGACAAAGACGTTATTGGTTGACGGAAACAACCTATTAAAAATTGGATTTCACGGTGTTAAAGATTACTTTAACAAAGGTGAGCACATTGGGGGTCTTTGGCACTTTATAAATACATTACGTAGGTTTATAGATGAAGAAAACTTTAGTAAGGTGGTTGTATTTTGGGATGGAGAAACAAGTTCTTCACAGAGAAGGTTAATCTACCCAAAATATAAACTTCATCGAAAGGCACCTGAAAACGAGTTAAAAGAAGAATCATTTAACAAACAAAAACATAGAGTTAAGGAATACCTTGAAGAAATGTTTGTTAGACAAATTGAGTTCCCAAACTCAGAGGCAGATGATTTAATCGCATATTACTGTCAAATATCTAAAGGAGAAGATAAAACCATTTTTAGTGGCGATAGAGATCTCACACAACTTATCTCGGATGATGTGACAATCTACTCACCTAATACTAAGAAGTATCATAAGAAGGGAGATAACATCAAATTACATGATATTGAAATACCACACTATAATATTAAAACATTTAAGATACTTTCTGGTGATAAATCAGATAACATTGACGGAATTTATTATTTAGGTGAGAAAACAATAGTTAAATTATTTCCTGAGCTACTTGAAAAAGAAGTTTCTTTTACCGATATTTTAACAAGAGGTGAGGAACTACTAAAAGAACAAAAAGACAACACGGTTTTAAAGAATCTTTTAACGGGGAAAACCAAGGAAGGTATTTTTGGGAATGAGTTTTTTGAAATAAACAAAAAGATTGTTGATTTATCAAACCCATTAATATCTGACGAAGGAAAAGAATTAGTTGAATCATATTACTCTGAGTCATTGGATCCTGACGGAAGGGGATATAAGAATCTAATTAGAATGATGATGGAGGATGGCATCTTTAAATACCTACCAAAAAATGACGAAGCATGGGTTTATTTTTTAAAACCATTTTTAAAACTAACAAGAAAAGAAAAAACAAAATTTAAAACAAAAAAGTAAAATTATGAAAGAACAAAACGACATTACTAAAGTTGAATTCTTAATGACACTTAACAATAATTTTGTGGTTCAAAGGTTCTTTAATGTAAAAGGATTTAACCCTAAAGCTAAAAATAGTGTGGAGTTAACTGAGTTCATTAAAGATTTGACTACAGAGTTACAAACAAAGTTAAGAAATAAGACTGTTGTATACATGTTAGAAAACAGATTTCAAATCGAAGAGGATGCATCAATCCTTGAAACATCAAACACTGATGGACCTGAAACATTTAACATTATTTTAAAGGTCGGAAACGAGACAATTTGTCATAGAATCTTTGATGCAAAAGTATACCCACCAAAGGTAAGATATACCCTGGATATACGCCCATCCATAAAAAACATTTTAAGAGAACTAACTGACATTTTTTCAGAGAAAAATTTAACATTTGAGATGATGAACTATTCATTAGCTTAATAGTATTTATTAAAACACAGAACAAAAATCTATAAAATATGTCAGACAAAAAGAACTTCGGATACTTAGGAAATACCTTTCAAATACAACTTTTAAATAATATAGTAACATACAAAGATTTCGCTAATTCCATAATTGAAGTTATTGATCCCCACTATTTTGATAACCAATATTTTAGAATCATTTGTCAAATGATTAGAGAGTATTATACAAAATATGAACACACTCCGACATTTAACACTCTTGAACAATTAACAAAATCAGAAATCAGTTCACCTATGGCTCAAAAGAGCATTTTAGATATGTTAGAACAGGTTAAGAATGTAGCTGATGAGGGTTCTATATTTGTTCAAGAAAAAGCCCTAAAATTCTGTAAACAACAGGAACTTCAAAAAGTTATGGTTAAAACTCAGTCAATCATTGATAAAGGTGATTTTGAGAGTTACGATAAATTAGAAGAAATGGTTAGAGGAGCACTTCAAGTTGGTGAAGTAGATAAAGGAACTGCGGATGTGTTTTTTAACCTTGATGAGGTATTAAATGAGGATTACAGACACCCAATTCCTATTGGAGTCCCCGGTATAGATAATTTATTAAAAGGAGGATTAGCCAAAGGAGAAATTGGCGTTATTTTAGCCCCTACCGGAGTTGGTAAATCAACATTTACAACCAAAATTGCAAACCACGCATTTAACTTAGGGTATAACGTTCTTCAAATATTTTTTGAAGACAACCCTAAAATCATCCAAAGAAAACACATAACACTTTGGACTGGAATTCACCCTGACGATTTAACTGAAAATAGAGTTGAGGTAATGGAAAAAGTTAAACAGATTCAAGAATCAAGAAAAAATAAGTTGATTATGAAAAAGTTGTCTTCCGATACTGTAACTATGAATCAGATTAAAAATCAAGTTAGAAAAATGATTGCTGAAGGGACAAAAATTGATATGATAATTTTAGATTATATTGATTGTGTCGTACCTGACAAAAATCTTGGTGACGAATGGAAAAGTGAAGGTTCAGTTATGAGAGGATTTGAGGCAATGTGTCACGAATTAGACATCGCTGGATGGACAGCAACACAAGGAAATAGAAGCTCAATATCTGCTGAGGTTGTAACAACAGACCAAATGGGTGGATCAATTAAAAAGGCACAAGTTGGTCACGTAATTATTACGGTGGCTAAGAGTCTACAACAAAAAGAAATGAATTTAGCAACCATCGCAATCACCAAATCAAGAATTGGTAAAGATGGGGTTATATTTGAAAACTGTAAATTTGATAACGGTATGTTGGAAATTGACACTGAACAAAGTGTAACATTTCTTGGACACGAGGAACAAAAAGAAGAAAGAAATCGTAGCCGAATCAAAGAACTTCTAGAGAAGAAAAAACAAAAAGAACAACAAGAATCTTAAACTAAATTATTAAAATAAATTAAAATGGATATTTCGCAAAAAATATTAAGTGACATAACTGTCTTTATGAAATACGCTAAGTTTCAACCCGAAAAAAATCGGAGAGAGACTTGGGAAGAGTTGGTAACCCGTAACAAGGAGATGCACCAACGTAAGTACCCTTACATCAAAGACGAGATAGAAGAGGTATATAAAATGGTATACGACAAGAAAGTATTACCATCAATGAGATCATTACAATTCGGAGGTAAACCAATTGAGATATCACCAAACAGAGTTTATAATTGTGCATATATGCCAATTGATCACGTTGATTCGTTTTCTGAAACAATGTTTTTACTTTTAGGTGGAACAGGTGTTGGTTACTCCGTACAAAAACACCATGTTGAAAAATTACCAGACATTAAAAAACCAAACCCTGAAAGAACAAGAAGATACCTAATTGGTGATTCTATTGAAGGATGGGCAGATGCAATTAAAGTATTGATGGAATCATACTTAGGTTATAAATCATCAACACCAATATTTGATTTTTCAGATATCAGACACAAGGGGGCAATGCTTGTAACATCAGGAGGAAAGGCACCAGGTCCTCAACCATTAAAAGATTGTATTCATCACATAACAAAAGTGTTGGATAACAAAAAAGACGGTGAAAAACTAACACCAATTGAAACTCACGATATTGTATGTCATATTGCAGACGCGGTACTTGCAGGTGGTATTAGAAGAGCGGCACTTATCTCATTATTCTCAGCGGATGATGAAGAAATGATTTCTTGTAAATCAGG